TGTTAAATCATCAAATACATCACGGTCTTTAAATATTCTAGATAATATTTGATAAAAGAATAGACGTATCATTTTATTTTTATCAAATTTCTTAAAATCCATATTATTAATTATTTCCATTTCGTTTTCATTTGGATCAGTAATTGATAATTCTTTATCTATTTCAAATCTTTCAATCGTAAAATTTTCAGTCTTTTGTGTATTAAAATCATTATTTTCAATTAAATTTAATATTGTATATAAAATAATATAATGAAGAACATTTGATGAATTTTCATATGTGAAATATGAATTATTTGAACCATAAATTAAATTTGAACCATTAATTATATCATTAAATATATTATAAATTTTCTTGAAATTATGATGTTGATTTTTATAATCCGCTAAAAATTTCCATTGTTCCGAACCAAAAATACCAGTTTGTGTTGTTCCATTTTTTAATTTTGCTAACGGTTTTCTTATATATGAATTAATATAATTTCTTATTGATGTTTCCTTTCTCTTATATCTGATTGATTGGATTTTGCGTAGTGATTCAATATCTTTTTTATCTGTTAATGAAACTAAATCTTCATTGTAATACAAATTATGGTAATCACCAATTGACATTAATGATTTTTTAAAGCCGTTTTTATCTTTAATAAAATTTGATAATTCGTGTGTTAATTTATCGGCTAAATTATTAATTTCTTGATTTAATAATACCCAATGTTTTCCAAGTTTCTTTAAGTCATTTTCCTCCCAGATTGTTATTAATTCATTTACGAAATTTTTAAAGAAATCATTTTGATAAGTTTTTTTAGAATCAACCAATTTAAGTAATGTTTCTGTAATAAATTGTCGATTGTCTAGAATAATTTTTTCTGGATAGTCTAAATGTCCTCTAATTTTAATAATTTTCAATAAATCATAATATTCAACATCAGTATATTCTCTAGACATTATTTCAGATTTTAATTCTCCAGAATATTGACATTGGTCTAATTGGTCAAAAAATCTAGGTTTTCCTTTGTTAATTCCACTTGAGACAAAATTAACAAAGAGATTCTGTTTTTCAATTGTTGATAATTGTTTATCACGATTTATAATTATTTTAGGAACTTCATAAACATTTTCAGGACGAATAAATATTAATGGTTGAATCGCATCATTAATTTGTAATCTTAAATTATTTTCAAATCCTTCTAATTCTTTTAATCTATAAATCCATTCTTGAATAGCTTTCTCTTTCTTGAAAATATAATTATAGAAATTTGTTCCCTTCAAAGATGGATCATATAAATGGTCTAAACAACAGGTATTCGCAATCTTAAGTGGATAAACATCACGAATCTCAGGCATTTCACCTAAAATTAATTGATAAATTCCTTGAATAACTTTGTTTGAATACCATATATAATTTTGTCGTAAATTAGACATGAAACGAGGAAATTTATTTAAATGAATTTTAGTTATATTTTCTTCAATAACAGAATCTAATTTCCAATTCAATTGATTATTATCGAGACATGGTAAGAAGAATTTCCAAAAGTTAGTTGGATGAGTTGAAAATTTATCAACAACTATAATATCTCCTGCTTGTCTTTTATAAGCTTGGTAATATTTTTGTTTCGCGGTTTCCATTTCAGCAAGACGTTTAAGTCTAGTAAATAATGAACGGGGCAAATTTGGATCAAGTTTTAGAAAATAATATTTATCTAAATATTTTAATTTCTCAAGAATACAAGCAAAGAAATTAACTGTTGATAAATTTTCTGGATCATCAGCAAGTGGATATCCAATAAGATTACCTTGACATAAATCATTACTAACAGAATAATTAATTTCAGATGTTTGTAAAACAATTATTAAATAACTAACAATATCATAAATCGCAAATTTGAGATATTCTTGTTCTGTTTTTTTCTCAAGCATTTTAACATCAGTTAATTTGAACATTTGTCTAATTCTTTCTCTTAAAAATTCACGGGGCATAAAATTATCTGATTTTATAAAACTTATAACATCCGCTTCATCATCACTATTTAATGTTAATTTTATTATACTTTTCAATTCCAATAGAAATTCAAAGAAATACTTCAAATCAATACTTTTTGGATCATCTTTATCCTCAATATTTGTTAACATCTGATCCAATAAATTAACTCTCACCGCTTGGGCATCCATTGCTTCATCAATTATTTCACGTGTTATAATTCTATGTCCATTACCCGCACCTCCAGCACGTGCGAAACCATCCATATCTAATGCTTCTGTATTAACAATAAATTCACCACATACACGACAATTAATACTTTGGTCTGATTCAATACCAAAGACATCTTTTAAAGCGATTTCATCTAATTCTCCATGTTCTTTAATTAAATCTATAGCTAATAAATTGTGATTACACATTAATCTTTGATTACATACATTACAATATGTCCAATTAAAATCATAAACATCATTTATATGATGATAATTATTTGCTAGAAAAATATCTTGATTTGTTATGTCTTCTTTTGTTTCCGGATGGGATTGAAACATAGTTGCCCAAAAATCAGAACTTAAATTTTGAAATCGTTGTAATACAATGTCAATTAATTGATATTTTTCGATACTTGTTATATTAATCATACGGTTAATATAATTAATAATTTTAATATGTGGACAATCACGTCTTTGTTCTTTAGCTTTTTTAATTTCATCCGCAAATTTTTTGTTTGATTCAATTTTATCGTTGTATGTTTGTTTAATGATATTATTAATTGATTGAATTATTTTTTTAGTTTGATTAATCTCTCTGATAATTTTATTTTGTTGTTGAACAATTGTTGATGATAATTTTTTCTCTTCCTTGAGAGTTTCAAGAAGTTGTAATGAATTTTTAATTCTATTTTCGATTCTAATTAATCTAGATGGAAAACATTGAAGTGTATTTGTATTAATTTGACACGAATCATTTTTAAGAACTTTATTTGGATTTTCAAAAACTGATTGTTCACATATTAATTTATTTTCAGCGAGTGCTTTATCTGGATCTAATTTAGGAATTTGTTTCCAAATTTCCTGATGATTTGATAAGACAACTCTTTGATATAAAACTCTTTTATTTGCCTCACCTTTTTGTAAGAGACAATAATCTCCAATTTTAACATTTTGAAGTGTTTTAAAATTATCTTTTTCTAATTCTGGAAGAGTTTGATAAACTTTAACAACATTGTAATATCCTTCTTCTTTTTGTGATTCTCTACATTGATTTGGTTTATCTGAAAAGAAATAATCATCTACATTAGATTGGTCAATTAATTTATTCTTTAATATTTCTAAATCATGTTCAAGATTCGTTATCATTTTATCATAATCATATCCTTCATAATATGTTTTCATTTTTTCTAAATAGTTTCTTTGAAGTATTAAATCCAATAGATGCCCCGAATCTGATTGATTTATTACCCAATTTAAACGTGAAACTTGATTATCAACACTTGTTTGATATGACGAATAAGTTCCATAAAATGGTTCTAATTCTTGAATAATAAAATCAGTTATTAAATTATCTTTATTATTTGGATATTCAACCGCTTTTTTCAATTGTTTATCAAAATCCTTTACTTTTAAAGTAATCTTGTTTTGATATTTTTTAATATTTCCCTTAATATCTTCTTGGAATAATTGATATATATTATTCGGAATTGTTTCTAGAGTATATCCATAATTATTTAATAATGTTTCCAATTGATGATTATTAATTATTTTTTGACAATCTTCTTCGTGATAATTTTTAATATCTGTTAATGTTGGAATAATTTTATCAAGATATTTTTCAATTTCATCAGCTTCATAATATTGATTTCGTTTTTGATTTAATAAATAAAATGTCATCCTTTTTCGTTTATGTAAATTTTTATTAATATTTAAATCATCACCATCTAGATTAACAAAATCAATCATACCATTTTTATTATATTCGTAAAATAATTCTTCCAATGACATATTATCATTTTTTACAAAATATGGACTTGGAAGTGCTAAAAATCCAATAATGTTAAATTCATCACTCGGAATAATACTTTTATAATCCGGTTTATTAATCATTATTGATTGTGCCCTATTATCTCCTTCATCATCATCATCTTCCTCATTATATCCTTCAATTTCTTGAATTAAATTATCTAAATTTTTATCCTTTCTAGCTCTTCTCGTATCTTGAAAATAATTAGTCCCACTTAATAATTTATGTGATTCAAACATATTTTCTCGATATTCACTTCCTTGACACATATAACCAGAAAAACAATATCTAACAACTGTACTATCATAATTATCAAATGGAATCATTTCCGATGGAATACCACTCGCAATTCTCCCATAATAACCTAATATAGATTGATTCATTTGATATGATTTTTTAAGTTCATTTAATGCTCGTTCCAATTGAAAATATGTAGACATAGAAATATATTTCTTTAATTTGTCTTCTGTTAATCTTATCATTTCATCATGATAGGAATTATTATCAATTAAATAATTACTTTTTTGAACATAAAAATCCATATCATGTTCTTTTGATTCACGATTGTAAAATATCCTCTTTTTATCAAGAACAACTGGAATTAAAAATCGATGTCTGAAATCATTTTGTAAATATTTTTGAATTAATGGTTTGTAATTTTGTGGAACTGGATTTTCAGAATCTAATTCAACAGTTATATTTTTTAAATCAATTATCCTATTTGATTCTTTACGAATACGATTTAAAAATAATGGATTTCTTCGCAAATGTTTGGGTTTATCTTCAATTAAATATTTTATTAAATCGCTTTTTTGTATCGATTCTTTATATCTTTTGAGATCTTCTGGAACTAAAACTTTTTTAACTTTTTGAAACACTTCGGCAATTTCAATTTCTTGTTCTTGTATTTCTAATTCTTGATCGTCAAATTCAAGTTCCCCATCAGTTCCACTTGAATAATTGCTTTCTTCATCATCTGAATATTCCGGTTTTGGATCACTCGGAAGAGCATCCAAATCAAAATCATTGAAATATTCTCTATCTTTTGAACCATCAAATTCAAAATCTAAACTCTCTGATTTATTATCCGTCATCTCCTCCGCTTTTACTTTACTACCTCCCTTTTTTTCATCTTTTTCCCTTTCATTTTCATCTTCCATTTCCTTTTCAACTAATTTATCATTTTCATCATTTTCATCTTTTTCATTTTCATTTAAAGTAAAATTGTTTGGTGATTGTTTTAATTTATCACTTATTTCATCAGTTTCCAAATCTTCACTTGTTGGATATGAATGTTTTTCTTTCTTTTCTTGATTTTCTTTCTTTTCTTGATTTTTATAGATAGTAATTAAATCCTTTTCTTTATCATATTTACCTACTGATTTACCCTCTAAATTTGAAACTTCTAATGTTTCCGGATTTACTTTGTATAATTTATTATCTGTTTTATTCAGTAATTTTGTTTGATAAGTCGGTTCTTTTAAATTATTACGATGATTAACTTCTTCCAAATCTGGAGATGAATATGAATTGTTTTTAGATATTACTTTAATATTATCAATTCCAGATAATTTATTTTTATCAGCATTTTGATAAAATAATGTATAATATTGGTCTTTAGAAAGCCCTTTTTTAACAACACGAATACCATTGGTAAATTTATCTACAACTTGTAATTTTTGCCCATTTAAAAAATAAACTGATGAACAAGGAGGTGCTTTGATTTCAATTTGACATCCAATTTGATTAAATTCATTGTCTGGAATATCACTCTCATCATCTACAAAATATCTTTGTTGTGGTTCATTTTCTCTAGGTAAAAGTCCATCAATTTCAAGACTCGAAACAACATTATATAAAAGTTCTTTTTCTTTTAAATCTAGACTACTACGATATAATTCAAGTAATTTTAATTTCAAATCTTTGTCTGTTTCAACATCACTCATATTTACATGTCCAAGACTCTTAATTGATAATTTTGGGTTTTTTAAATCTTGAATACTACTGAAATTTGTTTTTTCATTTTTATCATTAATAATTGGATTAAAATAAATTAATTTATTTGGTTCTTTCTTAATTACAATACCACGATGATTAATATTTTTACCATCCGTAATTACTACTAAATGACCTATATTAATATTGTCAATTTTATTCTCTTCTCCGTTCATAAAAAAATAATAGTTGGTGTATTTTATATTAAATATAAGATAATTAATATATGACTTATATCTTATGTTTTGTATAGAAAAAAATTAATTAAAAATCAAAAGAAATCTCAATAAATCTCAATTAAATCAAACGAAATCTCAATTCCTCTTTTTAGAATTTATTTTATTATTTCCTACCCTAGGAGATTGTTTATAATTTGAATTACCTTGATTACGTCCATTTGAATTACCTTGATTACGTCCATTTGAATTACCTTGATTACGTCCATTTGAATTACCTTGATTACGTCCATTTGAATTATTCATGTTAGGAGTTGTATGTAATTTTAGTAATTTTTCTTTTTCAAATTCTTCAAGCTTAAATAAAGCACGACTAATTTCAAAAATTGGTGCTTCACTATTCATAAATTGAATAACTGTCCTTTCTGTAGTTGGTTTCTTTTTTCCAGTAGATGTATCTTCACTTTGTAAATAATTATTATGTAATAATTTCATTAGATTACGTAAATATTGAGGTACACTATCTCGAGAAATACGACCTTGACCTTCACGATAACAATTTGTCGCAATATAATAAGTATGTAATTCTTGTGTTAATGTTTGAAACATTTTACGAAGCCTTTCAAAAAATTTATCATCTTCTGGAAAATAATTTAACCATCCCTTTGGTGTATTTGGTTGATTGTTTGTAGAACCAATTTGACGATTTCGTCTTAAATGAACAAATCTCATAACTGGATCAGATTCAGATAAACGCATTGAACGAGCATACTCAAATTCTGGATTTCGGAATCGTGTTCTCCTGTCATCAAGTCTAATTACATATCCTTGAAAATCATATGGTAATGTTCCGGATTGTAATTTAGATTCCATTTCATTTAATGTCATTGTATAAACTGTCGGAAATTGTAAATTACAATCATTTACATGATTATGTAATCTTTTAAACTGATTTGTTCTATCAAATGTATCAACTAAATACAACATTGGTGTATCATAAAATTTAACTACACGAGCATCCCGATGACATAAGACAAAACTATAACAATAATCTTTATTTAATTTATCATCTGTTAAATTACAATTTTTAGAAGCCTCCTCAAACATCATCTCAACAGATACATCTTTATTATTAATGTTATTTTGACCCCCAACAATCGACCTAGAAGTAATCATCCATTGATTGAGACGTGTATGAAAGAATTTATTAATCATTACACCATCCACAAATTCCTCAAAAACAAGATTCTTCTTTGTTTCATCAGTTAATGATTTGACAAAACTATCATAATCTTCTGCCCTTGGTGGTGCTAATGAAAGATACGAATTTCTTAAAGCATTAAGTAAATTTTCTTCCGTTGGTTTTTCATTCATTGAAAGAGTATTAACTAATGATTGTGGATCAAAACAGAAACTTCGAAAATATCTAGCTGTTTCAATATCACTAAATGTATTAAAATCAAAATTACGTTTATATTTAATTAAACATGTATCATTAGTTCGTTTTAATTGGAATCCTGCTGTTTCAAGACGATCCTTTAGAAAAGATAATAAGGGATATTTAGTCCATACATTTGTTTCCTCAGTTGAATTTGTTTCACCATTTGAATTTGTTTCCGGTGGAATTACTTCAAATTCTGGTTCAGTTGTATTTGTATTTAGATTTGTATAAAAACTCGATAAAATATTTAAAAGAAAACTTTCGAAATTAGACATGTCAAAAAAGATTTAAATTATATTGTGTTTGTGTTGTTTGTAATTAGTTATATATTTATTATAATTAATTTCTTAAATCAATTTTTTAATATTTAGTATGAGGCTAACCATATTAATTTAGTAAAAGGAAGATTAACTGTATTGACAAAATTTCAGAATTTAATCAATAAAATATAAAATAAGTTCATTATCTAGATTATTCTCATTTCAACTATGTTAATTCATGCAAAATATAAAGATGATACAGACGATTATGAAATGAATCAGTTTCCAAAAATTAATGGTGTTTATAAATTTGATAAATTAGATAATATCCCTAATTATAATAATATATGTGAGTTATGTTGTTTTTTATCAAATATCAAATCAATACCTGAACTTCCACAAAATCTTGTAATACTGGATTGTCGTTTGAATCCTATTACTTCATTACCTAAACTTCCAAATAGTATTAAATTTATTAGAACAGACCAATGTCTTTTAACTTCGTTACCGGAACTTCCCAATTCATTGGAAAGATTAGAATTTTCAAGTAATAACATATCCTTAATACCGAAACTTCCGAATTCACTTAAAGATCTTTATTGTCATAGTAATAAATTACGTGTATTACCAAAACTTCCAAATTCACTTATTTCTCTCTATTGTGGAATCAATAATTTAACTTCATTACCTCAACTTCCGAACAAACTTAGGTATTTGACTTGTTGTGATAATCAACTAAAAATACTGCCTGAATTACCCGAGTCAGGTATTGTATTTAATTTATTTAAAAATAAATTTATAGATATTAAATATCATAAACATAATTATTTTTATAAGATTATTTATTGTAATTAATTTTTTTTGACAAAACATATCCAATTAAAAATTGAAATAAAATAAATATTATTATGTAAAAAATAAAAATAAAGTATATTTACAGTATATCAGAGGATTAAAATATGTCTAGAATACAATGTAAATATAAAAATGGTGCAATTGTTAATCTATCTACTATATATTTTGAGACACCATATATAAATAATATTGAAAAACATATTAAAAATTATGATGATATCATTCAATTATGGATATATTATAATCGAATAAGTGTATTACCAAAACTTCCTAATTCATTAAATGGAATTACTTGTTGTGCTAAACAATTAAAATTATTACCAAATTTAACAAATACGATAGAATATTTACATGTTTCAAATTGTCAATTAACTCTATTACCTGAGCTTCCAAATTCATTAAAGGGATTTTCATGTTCTAACAATCAATTATCTTCATTACCTGAACTTCCTAATAATCTTCAATATCTTGATTGTGATAACAATTGTCTGACTTTATTACCAAAACTTCCGAATTCACTTAAACATATTTCTTGTGATAATAATCAATTAATAAAATTATCTGAAATTCCAGATAAACTTCAATATTTACGATGTAATAGAAATTATTTGTCTTCATTGCCCAAACTTTCTAATGAAATCAGAATACTTCGTTGTCAATATAATCAATTAAATTTATTATTTAATGTTCCAAATTTATGTTTCGAATTCAGTTGTAATAATAATCAATTAATATCATTGCCCGAACTTCCTAATTCACTTAAACACCTTAATTGTGATTATAATCAATTAAGTGTATTACCAGAACTTCCTAATTCACTTAACGATTTATATTGTTCAAATAATCAATTTATTAAAAACAATAAACATAAATATTTAAATAAAATGATTTATATGTAGTTCTAAAAAATTGATTTGGTTTTTCTTTATACATATCATTTTAGATAAAAAGTATAAGTTGTCTAGAATGATAATCCTAATTAAATATCAAAATAATGGGGACGTATTTTATTTTAATTTATTTGATATGATTGAAAATTATGATAAAGTTGTTCAGATTAATTGTTCTAGTAATTATTTGAGCATATTACCAGAACTTCCTAATTCACTTCAAATACTTTCTTGTAATTTTAATAAATTAACTATATTACCCAAACTTCCGAATACACTTCAAATACTTTATTGTAATAATAATAAATTAACTGTGTTACCCAAATTTCCGAATTCACTTAAATATATTTCTTGTGATTATAATCAATTAAATGTATTATCAGAACTTCCTAATTCACTTGAAACACTTAATTATTCTAACAATCGAATACTTGTATTACCAAAACTTCCTAATTCATTAAAATATCTTTATTGTTATTGTAATAAATTAAGTGTATTACCAAAACTTCCTAATTCATTAAAAGATCTTTATTGTAGTTATAATAAATTAAGTGTATTACCAGAACTTCCGAATTCTCTTCAAGAACTTTCTTGTTCAAATAATCAATTTATTAAAAACATAAAACATAAATATTTAAATAAAATGATTTATTTATAGTTATAAACTAAAAAACAGAAATGTATTAATATTACTTATTAATTATAGTAATCTAAAATTTTATTTTTTATTTTTTTCTTCTAATTTGCGTCGTAAACGTTCTCGTCGTTCATCTAATTTATTTTGTTGTTTAAGTTGGTTAAGATTTTGTTTTTGTGCTCCATTAAGATTAAGACCCATAGATTTAGCCATATCTTCCATATTAAGACCCATACCACCAATTGAACTTAATAAATCATTTTGTATGTCTTGTGGATTGAATTTACCAGTTTCAATATTTTCACGAACTTTCTTACTCACTTTGGACATTACATTTTGAATTTTACTTGCCATATCTTTACTTTCCATTTTGTTAAACATATCAGTCATTTTATCTTCATTATTTACATCATTTTCATCAACTTGAATATCTTTAAATTCCTCTTGTAAATCAGTCATAATTTCCTTCATTAATGGATTATTTTGAATCATTTCTGATACTTTTGATATATCAAAATCAGCTAATTTTCCAAGTAACCCCGGAATCTTTGCCCCTTTTTCATCTTCATCTTCATCTTTATCATCAAAAGCGGTTGGATTTTCAATCTTCTTTTGTCTGATTTCTTCAATCATTTTATTCATTACATTTTCTTGTGTATTTTCCCATAATAATTTACCTTGTCTAAAATTTTTAATCATAGCTTGAATTTCATTATTATCCGTTATACAACTACGACCAATTACATATAATAATTCTAAATATTTCCAAGATGCTTCTTGACTACTTTCACTCATATGTTTCATTTTCCAAATCATTCCAAAATCTAAATGTGGTAATAATTCAATTGAATTATCAAACATCGTTGAATCTCTAGATGCGATTTTATTAGAATATTGATTTGCATGTGTAATAAAATGTTTAAGATACGAATCAGTTTTAAGATTATTTGATGTATTTTGAAAAAAATCTTTATAATTAATTTCAATTATAGGGGATAAATCTGGAAAAGTTGATTTGAGTTGTCCAATAAATTCTCTAAGATAATAATTAAATTTTTCAATATTTGTCTTTTCATTCGCCATTTTTATGTTTGAATATTTTTTTATTTTATATTTAAAAATATTTTATTAAATCTTTTGAAACGAAATTTAATTTTATTCCATAAATCCATAAATCCATAAATCCATAAAATCCATTAAATCCTATAAATCTATTAATTGAATTAATTTTTTTAATTCGTTTAAATTTAATATAAGTAATCACAATAATAACTAAAATATGTCTGTCATACAATATATAAACGCGTTCAATAAATATTTAGATGATTTTGTGTTGGGTGTAATTGCTTTATTCCCAGAAGATAAAGATTTCCGACTTGCGAAAACTTCATTAAATATGTTAAAAACATATGATGAACGATATCCGGTAGCTTTTTTCAAAATTTATATTAAAGAATATGAAAAATACATTGAAGAACAAAATGCGGATTTCTTTTTAAAAAAGGATTATACGGATGAGGTAAAAGTTTTAAATGGAGAACAACAAAAAGAGGTTTTTAATGTTATCAGTAGATTGAAAAATTATTGGACACAATTGGATAAAACAAATCAAAATAAAATTTGGAAATTTCTTCAAGGTCTTCTTAAATTATCTCAAAAAGTTCCATTTGACCAATCATTAAAATTACCAGACCCCAGTCAATTTGTATAAAATTGTTTTATAAAATATTTATTATTCTATTTTTTGTTATATATATATATAAAATTCATATGAATTATATCAAAATTAATAAAGTTAAATACCAATATACATTATTGGATCCATATCAGATAATAAAATTAATTAGGGAAAAATCAAAATTGATTATAGCTCTAGAAGAAACTATTAAAATTTATAGAAAAGAACCAAATTTTACGATATTTAATTTATTGCGTGAATATATTAATTCTGATCCAACAACTGAAACCAAATATTCAATAGTTCATAAAAAAAATGTTATTATAAGCATAGCTAGATTTATTTACGATAAAGATAAAACATATATTAATTTAGTATATACAAATCCACTTTATAGAAGATTAAAAATATGTCAGAATCATATTCAACATTATATTAATTTACACAATAAAGATAATAAAATATATGAATTGGAAGTAAAAAATGATAATATACCTGCGATTAAATGTTATGAAAATATAG